GTTTTATCTGCAGCAGTATAGGAATACCCCAGATCCAAAAGAACCTGAGCAACTTTACTGGGCGTAACTAACTCTCTTAGTGTAGCCCTAACTGACCAAATATTGTCATCCCCTAGAGCAATGAATCTAGCTTCCTTTGACAACAAGGAAATAACATGCACATAATCTACCTCAGTGGCAATTCGATGGTCTTTGCCACAAGCTGCAGCAACTATTGCATACCGTAAAAGAATGTTATTAGCTATAGTGTTAAACATGGTAGTAAAGAAACTACCGGAGGGCATAGAACCAGCGGCACTCCAAATAACTCCATCACACAAATACTGTGGATTCAAGAGTTCTTGGGAGAAAACCCGCCGTACCCAAGTATCCACTTCAGGGCAACCCTTATAATAACTCTCAGCAACCTTAAAAGACATACTATGTAAATTCTCTAAAATATTTTTATCATACTGTCTATGGTCGCCATCAATACATCCAGCATCACCATTAAGAACATGTCGATAGAGCATAGCCCATTCTTCACCATAGGGATTGACACCTACAGCGCTTCCATTCTTAATCCTATTGGACATCATCCAGCGAATAAAATCACCAAAGTACATCCTACAAGCTATAAGAAAAGCTAAATCAGTACCAGATATCATTCGGGTTTCACCCTCCTCATATTTGGCTAACTTACGCCTTTCATCTTTAAGAAACGTCATGAAAGCATGTTTATCTCGTTGGCCAATTTTAGCCTTCTCAATAATCATCAACACTTGTAACTTAAGTTTTTTGCAAGCAGGAGTCTCAAAATTATAGGGACCCTCCTTTCCAAAGAAATCTGTTTTCCCTGGACCCTCTGTATACATACACAGTGGGTAACCAGGACTAGTAGCACGAGGAATTCCTTCACAGAATTCTATACCAGGGATACCTTCCACGGCTTCCTCAAATGTAAATAAACGAGGTTGCCACGGTTGGTTAGCATCAGCATTCGCATGCAAATGGTGTATGTACTCATCAGTAACATTATCCATTAGCACTGAGTTATATGCGGGGAAACCCCCACCATAATCCTTGAAAGCCTTGTGAATAGGTCTAACCAACTTACCGTCCCTAACAAAGTTCCTTAAACGAGCTGGCCTGGTCTTAGCAGGTCCCCACTCACCATAAATAGCGCTTGGGATGATATTAGTTTTAGTCACAGTCCTGGGAGCTCTAACCTCCTCCATGGCAACTTTGTTAGCACAAGGTTTATCTGGAAGATCATTCTCTGGTAGCTTATTGGAAACATACATCTGGGGTTCCATAGGGATCTCATCATCATCTACTTCAGGAACAATAGCATCTTTATCTAATTCTGCTAAAGCCTTGGTGACTTGCATATTACTCAGGAAATAAGAAACACCATGTCCACTAGCAGAGCCAGCTACATGTATTCCTAAGATCACGGGTTTAGAAGTCTTTGGATTGTGACCATAACAAATAGAACCACA